GGAGACCATGATTCAGCTAAGATTTTAGATTCAGGATCTAATGCTTTTACAAAACATAAAACTCTTTCATCAAATCCTACAGGTATTTCTAGATCTAAATTATTATCTTCTACCTTATAGATTGATAAAGTACCTGCACCAATCTTAATAGCCTCATAGCCCTCTATCAACGTAAGCTCAGCCTGACGAGTTGAAGCGTCCAGCTTTGTGATTCTATATCTTGTGTTTTTAGAACCACCAGTGACCATCAATTGATCGCCTACGCGTAATAATTCAGTCTCATCTAGATCTTTATCATTATCTGAGTATGTTAATCTATCTAAAGTATATAATTTGATAGCCTGTTTTACAGTAATACCATCTTCTAAAACTTCTCTTTGAGAATTTGAAATTGATAGGACATCAAACTTGCCAGTATATTGTGTAGTTCTATAAGGCATATCTCTTAACTCTTCGTCAAGTGTATATGCAATGTTGTTATTGACAATATCTCTAATAGCAGTTAAGTAATCAATATTATCTTGGTCTCTATAATTTTCATTAAAGAAGTCTACTGCTACTTGATTTGTACCATCAAATAAAATTCTTTTTACTAAAACCCTTTCTGTATCATTTGGAATTTGACCACTAACATCTATCGTTGTGGCTAACATTGGGTTTAAGAAATCTTCTGCAAAATAATTAGGCTTTGAAATAAAAGCAGTCGGTCTAGCTAAAGACGTAATATCATTTGCTGGAGTTTTTAATGAAGTAGTAATAATACTTTGAAAAGTACCATCTGGTAATTTTACTCTAGTCGAACCTTTACCTAAACCTGCTAGAGCTTTTAGATTATTATCTAATCTCTCAAGTTCTCTTTTCATATAGCCGAATCCAGGTACAGATACTATTTTAGTACCCTCGTCAGTTAGAATTTCTAACGGGATGTCTTTCGCATTAGTAGTTACTGCTTCATTAATACGCTCAAACGTCTTTAGCGAGTTAGTATTAATCTCTAGCAGTTTCTTTAGAGAGTTAGATATAGAGTTGTTCGTGTTCATATTATCTTAAAATATCTACTTCAAATACATAATTGACCGGATCGATACAAACGATTTCAAAGTAAGGTTTATTTGTTAATAGCTGTGATGGAGCAATAGTTGTAATAGTAGTATTAAACCCACCAGACTTATTAGTTAGTATGTTAATATTATTACCATCTACATCTATCGTATCAATAGCTACTTTGAAAACTTGACCCTTCTTCCAACCTGTTGTTGAATCATCAATGTATATATTTAGGTTACTATTTAGCACCTCTTGGTTTAACAAGTTATTTAAACTTAATCTATTTGAATATGCGTTTAGTTTGGCCCAAACACCATATTGGTTTGCTAATGAGTTATCAAATGGAGTAGTTGGGGTTAATGCGCCAGTCGTAATCTGTGATGCAATATCCCATTGATATACATCAGATACAGCGTAACCATCTACATCATTATTAACTTTAATTTTACCTGCAATAGATTTATCAACTGTAGTACCTCTACCTGAGAAGATTACATCTGTATTATATTGTAATTCTACTGGGATAGTACCATCTACCAATTGATTAATTTTTGTGTGAGCATTATTAATTAATGCTAGTAATGCATTTGAATCTTGTAACTGTAATGAAGATGCTGTAAAATCATCTTCTAACTCTTGAATTCTAGACTCAAGTGCCGCAGCTCTAGCAGTACCTAAGATTACGTTTTCTAAAGAGTCTAATCTTTCTACAATTTTATTATATCTATTATTAGCTTGTAGTAATAGATCTGTCGCATTCTCTAACGCTGTAGTAGTGTCCATGAAAAGGTCCATGGAGAAAGTAGTAAAGTCATTTATACTTGTCTCAACACCTACGTTATCTAGCGATGAATTAAATTTAAGATTTAATTTTAAAGAATATGCATTACCATTTAAGCCTGTAACTTCATTAGGCTTAAATTTAATTTGCTCGTGAATTTTTGTACCCGGTCCGTAAGCATCTAAAATATCATCTAAGATTAGAATTCCGTACAGGTTTGTAGCTCTATTTGCTGGTACAGAAGAGCTATATAAATCATAATAAACTAAAACAGCATTAAACTTAAACTGTTGTCCAGTTTTTGCATAGTCTAATAAAGACTCTACGTCTGGATTATTTTGAATTGTTTCATAAGAAGCAGTTTCCCAATCAATTTGTACCGAATCAGTAGCATTTGTTTGAATGTCATAGTATGGTCCTGAGTTTAGGGTCCATTGATCTACTACAGGTTCTAAATTAATATTAGGATCTGGATGTGTTTGACCTTCTCTACCTTCAACATTTACTGCGTTAACATCAGTTGGATAGAGTTTAGTTGCAGATGTATTATAGTCTGTAGGCTTAAACAATACTAGAGGTGTATTACCTACCGCTGTCGGTACGTTAATATAAACTTCATGGTAAGTATTGCCTTGATAAGCTACGTCGTTCTCAGCGTCAATATGACCTAAGTATTTAACTACTTTATCGTAGTTCGAGCCGCCTAAAATAGAATTATTATTTTCAGCGTATGCTCCTGTTGAACTCTCATTAGAATCAGTTGGTCTAAAATCTACAGCACCTAATGCTGATAACCACTTAAAGAAAATCTTTTCTGCATCGGATTGCAGAATAATTGGGTCATAGTCATCATCCTTTAGAAGTATCTCTTCTAAATTTAATGCGTAATTTTGGAATGTTTGAGCGAAATCCACATTGGGCTGAGTTGCATTATATGCTTGACCAGAGGGTTGCTTTAAGTTTACCTCAAAGTCAATAGCGTTAGCTCCGTCAACAGATTGCGTAAAATCAGGTAGATCTAGTAAAGCGAATTTACTAAATTCAAAATTGATGTCAGCACTGTTAAAGGCTCTAGTAATATCTCTCGCCGAAGAAGCGAAAGCATACATTGTGCCACCTTGCGGCTGTGGTATTCTTACTAATGGAGTTGCCATCTACAGTTTCGGTTTAATTTTTATTGTACAGTTACTTTATGTGAACCTACCACATACCAAACTGTGTTAAAACATCTCAGTGTTATCGTCGAGTTAAGACCATCTAAGCTAATTGAAGTAGCAGCTAGCGCAGCACCTTGTCCCGTGTTTGCTTTAACTTCAACTGCTGAATTTGCTACATTAATTAGAGTAACTTCTTGCCCGTCATCTCCAACTGGAAGCGTAAATTCCCCGTCAATAAAGTAGTTAGACTTATCTAAGTTACTTGGTGCTGTATTGGTTGTTGCTACTGCAGCAGTTCCAACTACACCTGACTTAATAAGTTTACCACCTAAATTAACATTCTGCATTGTAGCTGCTGTGCCAAATGTTGCACCTGCAGAACTAACAGAAAGTAAAGCTGAGCCGTCTACTACGTTAAGCTGTTGTGTTGTTGCTGAAGATAAACCACTTAATACACCAGTAGTAGGGTTTATTAAAGCTACAACTGAAGCTAACTCGTCGTTTAATAACTCAAAGTTACTGTTGATAACTGGTCTCGATGATGATACCGAATCTGTACCTAAAATTTCAGTAATGTTTGCCATTTTATATTTATTTTACTTTTAACATGTTGCGTTTTACAACGTTCTTATTTCCATACGTGTCTTCAGCTTCCAGTTCAATCGAGTAGTTACCCGGCTCTTGGAAGATGTATGTAAGCCACATATTATTATAGTATATATCATTGATTTCTGGGTTAGTTATATTAGTGATAGTCCATTTTGGATTTCTAGCACCTGGAAACTTAGAAATATCAGTTGATATAGTGATATGGGTAGATCTTTCAACTTCTGCCCAATTTTTAAATACTTTTAAATTATCCCACGAAGGATTATATGCCACAGAGTGTACAAAGCCATCTGCGGGCGCATTGACTGTAGACGCAGTGTCTTTAATAATCTCTACTTTTTCAAAATCATAGTTCTTAGAATACTCTTGACCTGAACATAAAAGGAAGTAGAATTTATCAAAATTATCAATATCACTATCATTATCTTCATCTAAGAAAATAGGGTTATAGTTAAATTTAGCGATAATAGGATCTGTACTAGCCTCTAATTCATTTGCAATAGTTTCCCATCTAGTAATATCATTAGCACTTAAAGGAGACTCAGATAAAATCTTATGCTCCCCTACTATTACTTCTTTTGTTGATGGATTTCTATGTGTAATTTTTAGAATATCACCCTGTTCAATCCAGTTAATCTTAAAAGATGCTGTTAAATCTGGGCCAACTCTCATGTTATCCCACCAGTTATGAACTGTATCTTTCCATCTAAATTCACATTCATCCCATTGGTATGGTCCAGTAGTTTCTGAATATCCAGTATCTGAGAATGGATCGACAAACCTTCTTACCATTGAGAATCTTACACCTTGGTCTTCTTCTCTATGTAAATAATTTGCTCTATCTAAAGTTTGATAGAATGTTGCAATGTTATCATCAATCTTTGCAGTGTTATCTTGTGCAAAATTCCAATATCCACCTGATTTATCCCAGTCTAAAGATTTAGAATCCCATGTTGCAATTCTATCTTTACTATCTACCTCTAACCATTTATAGATACCATATAATTCTAACTCTTTTAATTTAACCTCAAATAGATCGTCTTTCTTATAGTAAGACATGTGGCCAAATAGATCATAAATTCTTAATTCTATAGTATAAGCTCCGACATAAGGTAAATTAACAGGTAATCTTTTATAGTCATCAACTGGACCTCTATATTCTTGGTGCCATCCCTGTGGTCCATCAATAATCCATTCAACTTCATATACCCATCTTTTCCACCAATCGTTCCATGTTACTTTTAGATTTTCATTTGCATCAACTGCATCATCCCAAACAAAATTAGCCTCGTCCCAAACATCATCCCAAGACTCCATAGAATCTAAAATAACTGGACAGCCTATTGGAATTTTAGTTGAAGAAAAATTAGAGTTCCATGAATTCATTTCCCTATCATGATAAGTCTCGTAGAATTTTTCATAGACTGATTTTAACTCTGTTCTTTGAGCTACAGTCATGGTAGACTCTTCACCAATAGCTAAATTTAAAAATGTATTATAGTTATTAGTAAGATCATCTTGATCTAGGCTTGGTTTTAAAACCATCGATGTATCTTCAATAAAAAGATCTCTATCTTTTGGAAATACATCAAACTTTACTCTATGTCCCTCTGTAAAAAAGCCAATTGGATTTTGAATCTTCCAAATATTTAAGTTCTTCTGAGAGAAATAGTCGCCTTCTCCTGTAATATCTACGATTTTAGCTTCAAGGGGTAAAAAATCTCTTTGTAATCTATTCTTTAAACCGTATAATTTAATTAGGACTTCATCTGGAGTATAATCAAATACCTCATCAACATTTGCAATATCCCATTGATCGAAAGTTCCATTAGGCTCATTTAATCTATAGACTAAAGAAAATCTACTAGTTTTCTTTTGAGTTGAAGAAGGCATCTTAAATTTCAAACGCTTTCTTATTCTCTCTCCTCTTACCGATGAGTTAGGTACGGGAATTGCATGTAACTTACCGAAAGTCTTCGAGTCTTTATCTACATTAATCCAATACTCTTTAAGTGTAATCTTATCATAACCGAAAAAGTCAATTGCATTTAGAATAGCTTTATACGTACCAACAAATGGCTTAATATTATTTAGCTCTAATAGTAATTCTTTTCTCTTTTGATTTAGAAGTTGGTAATCAGGATGCATCTCTGAAATATCATGAGACTTAAATAACATAAAGTCTTCTTCCTCTAAAGACGCACCTAAGTTAGCTAATAATACTTTTAATCTAGGATCTTCTGCTTCAACTTCACCATAAAATTCAATTCTTGCAACCACGACCTCACCGGCTTTAACTTGCAATACTCTCTTGTGAATACCTTCATGTTCTGAAGAAACAGCTATGTTAACCTGTAAAGCACTATTTAATTGTGTATTAATACTTTTTAGATAATTACTATCTTGTGAATCAATTGTATCAAAAGGTGCTAACGTTAATGATTGGTTTTTTAATTCCTTTACATAGGCCTTACCACCATCCATGCGCATACCATACATTATTACATCTTTAGATTGGTCAGACTCTATAGCTTCCCAACTAAAATCTAATGTAGTAATTATATTATCTGGAGAGACTGGTTTATTAATAACTAAATCGCCATTTAATAAACACTCTTCTAGAACAAATAGGTTTACTGTTTCGTATAAGTTTGCAGATACTTCTGGCATATAGACTTTACCAGTCCAAATACCATCCGCATCCTGAATTAACTGGATTTCAGAATCAGTACCATTAAAGAATCTTAAATTATTCCACATATTATCTAGTTCTGTCGTCGTCTTTTTCTACCGTAAAGTTCTTGTAATTTCTTAAGTATCTAACCTGTCGTAAAACATTAGTCATCATATCATCAATAAATCCTAAGAACTCTCTCATTACTTGGTTTCTTTGAATAAACCTAGATAGCTGATTTTTAAGCAGACCATTTTTATCATAGTCATATCTTATATTCTTTAGATCATCTCTTCTATGCTTAGCTATCTTATATAGCCTCTTACGCTTGTATGCTCTTATATTATTAAATAACATTATTTCAAGGCTTTTCTATTTCCAGCCTGTACTCTAGTGTATATTGTTCTAGGTACCGGCGCATCATCAAAGTTTATACTAAGTGCTGCTTCAGCATTTATCAACGCGTCGTCTACGATTTCATCACCATCACGATCTAGCCATCCGCCTCTAAAGACAGCAACTTCTTCGTGTTCCATAATGATGTCACCCCATTCGTCTAAGCCTGCAACTGTATAAGGAATCTGGGTAGTAGCATCTACATCCACGGTCTTAACTTCCTCTATACGCTTAAAGAAAACATATTTTTGTTTGCCGTTACCAATTTCTTCTAGAATTACAGGTTCTTGTGGTACAACTGTAACAGTTTTAGACTCATAATAGCCTAACCTTCTTGCGGTCTCTTCTGTTTCAGATATAAATCTCACATTAACTGCATCAATACCATCAATCTCCTCTAAGATATAGACAATATCGGATTTAGGTAATTTATCTCTTCTTGTTACATTTAACATGTAATCACTAACTCTAGCTCTTACTTCATTAAAAATTTCTTGTTTTGTATAGCCTTCAAAATACCTAATATTAATATCCATGCTGTATTTTCTGATCTTAGGTTTTACAAATATAACTTCTGTTGTCACCATTTGTTGACCACTATCTTGAATCACTTGCGACATTTTGTCGTACTCATTTTGATCGAAGAACATTTCATTTAAAGGAATTGAGAAGTAGTCTTGATCTGCTAATAATTTTCTCTTAGCATCTGGAATTGCAAAAATATAGATAACATTATCATCATCTAAATATTGATCCGATGTGGTATTGTATGCATCCACATACGAGAACATACCATATCTTGATAGGAAATACTCGTAATTGTCCGGAGTTGCTAAGACGTAAGATTTAGAAGCGAGAGGGGCCATTAATTTAGTAAACTCAGTGTCCTCTGCATCAGCTCCCATTTTAGGAGATGAAGTAACATTAACTTCTAGATATTCGTTTAAGTCAAATGCAGTTCCATTTGAATCAGTTCCTTCTGAAGTCCATTGGAATTGTAGATCTTGTCCATCAGCTAAATTACCTAAAGCACCTTTATGCTTTACATATTCTACCATAATATCAGAACCTGCTGGAGGTATTGCACCGAAATTACCAGTACCAAAGTAAATATCTAGGCCTCCAGAAACTCCAGTCTTAATAATATATGCTGGTTCCTCGTTTAGCATATCATAGACTGATTCGTGCTTTGTCCATTTTTGCCCGTTAACAGAAACACTAACTTTAGAATGATCTGTCAAAGAGGCTATCTTAACGTTATATGATTGCATCTTTTCTCCAGTTCCAGTAAAGGTTTGTTTTTCAAACTTACCCTGAATAATAGCAACCTTAGTTTTATTCTTATTAGATTTTTCTAATCTATATTTTTCTTGTGAAGATAATATTGTATAAGTTAATCCATTTAATTGACATGTTAACTCAGATCTTGCATCTACATTTAAACCACTACCAGCAATCATACCTAGATCTGCACCAACCTTCCATCTAAATTCTATTTCACCAGTTGCTGCAAACCCTCTTGTTGCATCATGGCCAGTTAATCTTGCCATACCATATATAGACTCTGGTTGCTGAGCTGTGTAAATATTTTGTTCTACTAATGAGTCTTCAATATAGAACATAATTAATTCAGTAATCTCAGAAACTACATTTACTACTTGAGCAAAAGGAGAAGCATCGGTAAATAACGTCCCGGATCTCTTGTATACCCTAGCGATATATGTACGCGCATCTGCCTGAATTTGACTTGCTCGTGTTCTTAGTGTATTTAAAAATTTTAATTCCGCCATTAGTTATTTATCTTAAATTTACTTGGATTTGATATTCATTATTAACTGTAATATCCACATAACAAATATCTCTTACCTCACCTTTATAGAAAGTCACTTCAACGTCAGTTGAATAGTCTCTAGATAGAGGGCAATAGTTATCCAATTGGTTTACTATCTCATTTTTGATTTGCCATTCATTTTGATTTAAACTATAAACCAAATCCTCTAAATTACAACCAAAATCAGGATTACCTAGTACATCTTGCTTTCTTGTAAATAATACAGTCTCAATTTGAGCTATTAACTGATGAACTTCAGTAGAATTCTGAAGAACTCCTGCTCTATAGTTAGGGTCACCTATGTATTTAATGTAAAAATCCATTTATATATGTATTCGGCTCATTATGAGTGGAACATCCAGTCCACGCCTTCATCGCCCTTAATTTCTTCAATAATCGACTCTAATTCGGTGTCTCCCATGTCTTTTATTGCGTCATAATCAAATTCTACATTACCAGGTAATGCAAATTTAAAGATACCAAGTTTGGCACCTAAGGATTGCTTAATCTTAGCAGAACAATATCTAAAGAAGATCTCATCTTCATAGATAGCACAATCAGGTAGAGTTTCATAAACTTGTAAAATAACATCTTGCTTAGGAGTATCTCCTAATATCTTTAACTCTCCTGTTAATCTCGAGTACTGAAATGAAATAGGATTTTCTAATATCTGCCTAGATAAATCAGCCATCGATGCATTTAATACGTAATATTGTAATTCTTCGGCTGCTTCAGCTGGACCAGATCCATCATACATACCTCTGAATAACATTTTTTCTAGTGCGAAATCACCACCACCTTGGAATCTAACATCAAGGCCTTGACCTGTTCCATTAAAACCACTTCCTAAATCGTGAACACCAAATACTGAAAATACTGCACCAGATCCATCTGAACTTGCGTTAGGTAAGTTTAAAGATCTGTGATTTTTAAAGTATGTAGAACTAAATACCGAAGAAGGTATATGATAATAGTTTTCTCTTACAGCATCTTCATAGTTTTTATAGAACCATTTTTTGGCTCTTTTAACTATGTTCATAATTTCTCTTTGAGGTAGGTTAACAGGAACCATACATGCACCAGTTAAATCATCTCCTAATTCTTGTAAAAAAGCATTAAGACAATTATCACCAAAACTTCTTTCGGTGTTTAGGTTGGTTTCGTTACCTGATCTAATTTCACTCATTTTAATTTTCTATTTTTGTGCTTACCACTATTTCAGTATTTTTATCAAATCTAGCATGTTTACCAATACCACCTTCTCTAAAAATACCACCATTCATTTTACCTTTAAAGATTCCGTCCCTACCAAAAACATAACAGTTGGTGAGGTCGCAACTTCCGTGTACGTAGCTAGACTCTACTTTAGAATCTAAAACTTCACAGCCTTTATATAATTGAGACCTTAAGATTTGAGCACCTTTTACTTTGCCTCCAAATATAGAGCTGTTTTCAATATTACCAGATAATTCACAATCTACAAATTCAAAGCCGTCTAAAAGATATGCAGCACCAAACTTACCATTCTTAACTTGTACCGAAGAATAATCAGAATCATAATTAATAATCCCCTCTTCTAACGAGCCATTTGATAAAAGATCTAGTACCTTTTTCTTAAATCTTTGCCATTGAACTTCAATAACTTGCGGATTATCTTGTAAATCCACTAATATATTTATCTTCGGCCAATATTTATTTACTGCTTTATAGTCTTTTAGCATTTCAGTTAAAGGTTCATTCTTTTTAAGAATTCTCTTTAATTCAATTTTATTTGCCGGCGAAAATCTAGGATTATGACAAGATTTCCAAATAGACATAATAAAGCTATCAGCTAAATGTAAAATATCTTCAGTTCTTTTTTCATAATCTTTACCACCAATATATCTAAATTCTAGGTAGTTTTGTAGTGCCTTTTCAAAGTTAATCCCATAGTATTTTGTATTAGCAAATGTAAAATTATCTTTGTTAATCATATCCTCATTATAGTAGAATGCTTCATGCTTTGGCATAATCCATTTAATAGACTTTGCGTAAGTTGAATTTTCTCTATTAGGGAAATACTTATAGACTCTTGCTTCATCAAACTCGAGAATAAACTTCATCACATTCATGTGTTGAATCATATTTTTATCCTCTAAGTAATCTGGGTTGAAAGACATATTAAGATGGATTGACGCTCTATCTGACGTATAGCCATTTTCACGAATCCATCCTAACATTTTCATGATAACCAGCCTAGCACTTCTATACGGCATAGGACCAGTTACTAATTCAATAAGACCGGCACCACCCGACATATCGGGTTCCATCTTAAATACATCTGCTGATGGTTGAAAATCTGAATGAGCCTTATCTTCTAGTTTAATCTTTCTACCTAGAATTTCAGATACAGACTTATGTGTCTCATCTAATTCTAAGTTAGAATAGAATTCAAACTCGATGCCCATTTGACTGGCATTCAGAACTTCTGCGCGGTGAGCATTACTTTTTAACTTTTGCATTAATCGAGAGTATGATATTACTTTTCAATATATATCAAACTCTGTGGCAATAGTTATTAGGGTAATTTCAAGAACACTTTCATAGAGTCCTCGTCAATTCTAGTGATTTGGACATCAATAGCATCACCAGATGAATAATTATCTAAACTATCTTTAGGAAGTTCACTAATATGCAATAACCCTGTTACGCCCTCTTCGATATTTACAAAGACACCGTACTCTTTTTTAGTTTTGACTTTAGCAGTTACAATAGATGGTATTTGATACCTAGTATTAATATTAATCCATGGATTAACAGTAGTAACTTCTTTTTGAGTTAATGTAATTTTAGTATTACTAATAATATCTT